TATTGATGACAAAGGCAACATTCTTGTGAACTTACGCCATGTTAATTACACGCTGTACCACGCAGAAAATGAGCAGAAGTTTCCTAGCCGATTTGGGCCACTGTCATACCTGCACCCTGAAAAAGATCGCCGCCTAGTAACGGTTAATTATTTATGCCGCCTCAATGATGATCTTGAGATGATTGACCACGCCAAAGTGGATACATCTGAATTAGATGTTGAACCTATTTGGGAGTTTGTGGGTGAAGAAGATTGCCGCGTAGTGCAGTGGTTAGATGATTATTACCTGGTGGGAGTGCGTAGAGATACAACAACCAATGGCGTAGGCCGTATGGAGTACAGCCGTATTGAAATTGACTGGGATAATTGGGCCGTCAAAGAAGTTAGGCGTGTGCGTATCAATGCTCCTGAGCCAAACACATCTTATTGTGAAAAGAATTGGATACCTGTCCTAGATAAGCCTTACCACTTTATCAAATGGACAATGCCAACAGAGTTAGTTTATGCCAACCCCATTAGCGGTGAGTGTGAGCAGGTATTTGTGCGCCACACAATGCCAGCGCCTAAAGATCAGCGCGGATCTAGCCAGGTCATACGGTGGGGCAGTATGTACATCTCCATTACCCATGAAGTAGATCTGTTTAAGAATTACTTACAACAAAAAGATGCAATTTACCGTCACCGTTTAGTTGTGTGGGATCAAGAACTAAATGTTGTGGGGTTAAGTAAGGAATTCTCATTCCTAGATGCTCGCGTTGAGTTCTGTGTAGGGGCGGCGGTTCACAAAGGTAACCTTTTGGTGTCTTTTGGTTTCCAAGATAACGCCGCTTTTGTCTTGCAAGTACCTGGCGCAGTAGTAGAAGATCTAATTGTGGAGGCATTAGCGTATGAGAATTGAGCAATTAGTTGTAGAACTATCTAAAGATCCGTTTAATCCAGCACTAAATTTTGATGTAGCGGTGGAGTATGAGAGACAAAACCAAACAGCATCAGCGGTTTCTTTCTATTTACGCACCGCAGAGTATGGCCATGAGTCACACCCAACCCTGGTTTACGCGTCACTTCTTAAAGCCGCTCATTGTTTTGATGATCAAAATGACCGCCAGGCCACTGTAAGTAATTGTTTATTGCAGGCTGTGGCTTATCTGCCTTACCGCCCTGAAGGTTATTTCCTTTTAGCGCAGTTCCATGAGCGTTTAGCGCAATGGCAAGAGTGTTACACCTGGGCAAACATTGGATTGCACAATCAACTTACTTCACCGCTTCCTGTTCATGTGGGTTATGAAGGTCAGTATGTATTGTTGTTTGAAAAGGCTGTAAGCGCCTGGTGGATAGGGCGCAAAGATGAAAGTATCCAAATACTAGAGCGCTTAAATGCAATGGACATAGATCCAGCGTATAGATCCGCAGTGCGTAGCAATCTTGAAAGGATAGGCAATGCTTCTATTTGATGTTGGGGCTAATCGTGGAGATGCAGTGCTTGCAGGGCTTAACCAGGGATACCGCGTAATAGCCTTAGAAGCCGCTCCACGCGTTTATGCAGAGTTGGTTGGTAACTTTATCTACAATCCCAATGTTGTGCCTCTTAGAATGGCAGTTAGCGATAAAGATGGCGAGCGCTTAAAGTTTTATGAGGCAGATGAAGATGGCCTTAGTTCGCTTAACCAAGATTGGCTTACCAAAGACGGCATGCCATACAAAGGCAAGCCTCACCGTGAAGTAGAAGTAAACACAATTACCCTTGATGCGCTTGCAGACAAGTATGGCAATCCTAATCTAATCAAAATTGATGTTGAAGGTGCTGAGTGGCAAGTGATGAAAGGTATGACCCGCCATTATGGGGGAACGCTTTGCTTTGAATGGACATTTGAAACTTTGCACCAACATGAAGATCAATTAGATTATTTATTTACATTGGGTTACAGAGAAGTAGCCGCTCAATACATTGTGAACCATCTACAAGAGCCTGATGATTGGGCCAACATGCAATCTAACAATGCCAACCAATTGCTTGCCTGGCATCAACTTACATCTGATGAGTGGATAGACGGCGGTTGGAAAATAGCCAACCTACGCCCTACCGCAGATGTAGGTATGTTATGGGTGCGTTAGTTCCAGCCGCCCATAATGTTCATAATTGCTAAATCTTGTTCCTGGCTACTTGCGTTTAATTCAACAAATGCTTCTGAAACAATCTTAACCAAACCATTAACCGTTGTAACAGTAGATCCTGAAGTTAAGGTTGTGCTTCCCAAAGTAGGGGCTGTGTAGGTAGTTCCTGTAAGTCCTTGTAAACCAAGTGTTCCCTGAATACCCTGAATACCAGTTAAACCTTGTGTTCCTAGTTCGCCTTGAACGCCTTGAGTTCCCTGAACGCCCTGAGTTCCCTGTGTTCCATCAGTTCCCTGAATACCAGTTAATCCCTGAATACCAAGTAAACCTTGAGTGCCTTGTACGCCCTGCGTACCTTGTGTTCCAGTTAATCCCTGTGGGCCTTGCACATTTGGGTTAGGTGTAATTGAAACTGACATTATGCAATCTCCGATCCAAATGCGTTAAATGAACATGTGCCATTTGTAGTGTAAACAGTAAGTACATCTGTTGCACCTAAAGTAACGCCACCTGTGTAAGTAAAGGTAGCAGTTGGGTTTAGGTTTAATTCATAAACAATGTAATCTTCAATAGCAAGAGTTGCACCTGCAACGCGGATAGCAATGCGCACTGTGTCATTTACTGATGTGCTTGTGTTCACAACATTGATTGTGGAAACAACTGTTTGAGTTGCTCCAGGAACGGTGTAAAGGGTTGTAGCATTAGCCGCAGATGGCGCTACCTGTCCTAATACTTTGTATGTGGTTGCCATTATTCTCCCTTTACATTCCACCTAGCATCAAAATGCCAGGTAATGCTGTTGCGTCTGTACCAGTTGTACCTTGAATACCCTCTAGTCCTTGAGTACCAACTAAACCTTGTAAGCCAGTTGTTCCCTGAACCTGAATACCCTGAGTACCTTGAACTCCCTGTGTACCTTGCGTTCCAATAGTACCTTGAATTCCATCTGTACCTTGAATTCCTTGAATACCAGTCTCACCAGTAGCACCTTGAGTTCCAGTTAATCCTTGAACTCCTTGCGTTCCAGTAATTCCTTGCAGTCCTTCAATACCTTGAATTCCGTTAAATCCTTGTGTACCAGTTGTTCCTTGAGAACCATTTAATCCGTTAGTACCTTGAGATCCAGTAACACCTTGCAATCCCTCAAGTCCTTGAGTTCCTTGTGTGCCTTGTGTTCCTTCAATTCCCTGGCTACCAGTTATTCCTTGTAACCCTTCAGTACCTTGCGTTCCTTGCAAACCTTCTAGGCCCTGCGCACCAGTTGTACCCTGTATGCCGTTAGTTCCTTGAGATCCAGTTACGCCCTGAGTTCCCTGCGTACCAGTTGTGCCTTGAGTTCCTTCAACACCTTGAATTCCCTCTAAGCCCTGTGTTCCAGTTGTACCTTGTGCGCCTGTTACGCCCTGAATACCCTCTGTTCCCTGAGATCCTGTAGTTCCTTGAGTTCCGTTAAGGCCCTGAGTTCCTGTTGTGCCTTGCAGTCCTTCAGTTCCTTGAGTTCCTTGCAACCCAGTAGTTCCCTGAGCGCCTACAGTTCCCTGCGCACCAGTAACTCCCTGAACACCAACGCTCTGAGTAATAAGTGAAAGATTATGGTTATTGGCAAAACCTGTTGTGCCTGTTCCACCTGATGTTAAAAGCGTTACAGGAAAAGTGAAATAACTATTAGTAACAGATGAAGGTGTGCCGTTTACTTCCCACTCTTGATAATTGTTAGAGTCAGTTCTATCTTGAATAAAGAAAATGTCATTATCTTTAATGTTTGCTAATAGAAAATCAATGTCCACATTGAAATCTGTTAAATGAGAAATGTAAATGTTTGTTGCAGAAATTTGTGTAGCGTTATTCCAAATAATTCTGCCAGCGGCAGGTACAGGTGTTTGAGTTGTAGTATCTGCTTGATACTCAAAAATAGATGATGATGTACCGCTTGCGCCAGTATTACCCTGCACACCCTGAATACCGTTTACACCCTGAGTACCTATAACGCCTTGAACACCAATAACGCCCTGTGTTCCTTGAGCGCCAGTTGCGCCTTGAATACCATCAAGTCCTTGTGACCCAGTTGTTCCCTGTGTTCCAGTAATTCCTTGCGCACCTTCTACGCCTTGAATTCCGTTTATACCTTGAGAACCAATTGCGCCTTGAGTACCAGTGATGCCCTGAGATCCAGTTATTCCTTGAATTCCATCAACACCTTGAACACCCTGCACACCCTGCGCACCTGTATCGCCAGTTGTGCCTTGTGTACCTGTTGTGCCTTGTGTACCAATACCAGTTGTTCCCTGGCTACCTGTTGTTCCCTGTGTACCTGTTCCAGTAACGCCCTGGTTTCCTGTAAAGCCTTGTAACCCAGTTGTACCTTGTGAACCAACAACGCCTTGAATACCGTCAATGCCCTGGTTGCCTTGAATACCAATTGAACCTTGAGTACCAAGCGCTCCCTGTGTTCCTGTTGCACCCTGTACGCCAATAACACCTTGAATACCTTGAACACCAATAGAACCTTGAACACCTGTTAAACCTTGAGTACCAGTTGCGCCCTGCGCACCAACAGTTCCTTGAGATCCTGTTAATCCTTGAGTTCCAGTTGATCCTTGTGTTCCAACTGCGCCCTGTATGCCTTCAATACCCTGCGCACCAATAGTTCCTTGCGCTCCATCAAATCCTTGTGTGCCTACTGCACCTTGTACACCAGTTGTACCCTGCGTTCCTTGCGCACCTGATCCAGTAGCACCTTGCACACCAAATGAACCTTGAATACCTGTTTGGCCCTGAATACCTGTAACACCTTGCGCACCAATAGATCCTTGTACGCCATTAACACCTTGCGTACCAGCAACACCTTGCGGGCCTGCAATACCTTGTATTCCTTGTGCCTGGTTAAATCCGCCGCCTTGTAAACCTTGTGTACCTTGCACACCTTGAGCAGAAAAACCACCTGAAATACCTTGAACACCTTGAGCGCCTTGTTGCCCCGCAGGGCCAGGTGTAACAACAATAACATTTGGTGTTCCAACAGGGTTTGGATTGTTCAAGAAACTGTTTGGGTTGTATGTCATCTTGTCACCTCTGCATTTACATTAAATTCACCTTGAACAATGCGCGTTCTCACATTAGTAGGTGATGTTATCTCTAAATCATAATAATAAGGGCCTGCACTGATTGCCGCTGTTTGTGTTGCTGTTGCGCGAACTGCAAGAGTTCCGCTAGGCCCATCAATTGTAATGCCACTTGTATCTGTAAGCGTTAAAACTGCAATTGTGTCATTGGGTAGCGAGCGCAACTGCATGCGGGCTGTGTAGCCAGTAATGTCCACTGCGCTTAATGCGTCACCACCTTGTAAGTACAAACCTGATGCGGGATTAGTCACTGTGAACTGCGTTGATGTGCGTGAAGCAATTGTTACATTGCCTAAATTGTATTGGCTAGGCAAAATACCTTGAATAAAAACAGTTTGCCCTGCGCTAAATCCATTATCTGCGGTGTATGTAACAGTTGTTCCATTGCCTACTACATTTGTAATAGTTGCAGGCTGTGTGTACAAGAAATTGCGAAACCAGTCAGAGCCTTGATCAATTATTGTGTTGTAATTGTCAGCCATTACGCTCCCTGTGACACTTCAGAATTTGGGCTAATCATAGCGGTTCTACACGCTGAGCAATGTGTAAATGATTTAGGCATTGGCAACCCACACTTAGGGCAATGGTTAGCAATCGCGTTAAAGTAATTACTCACTGTAACTTTTCCTAAGAGATCACTAAAACCCTGAACCATTGCATCAATGCGGTCAGGTGAGTTTGGTTCATCAACAGTCCAGGTACACATCTGATCTTCTA